TCGCAGTATTTTTCGTCTTGTTCTATCAGAATACAATTACGATTAGTGTTTTTACAAGCCACGCCTGTCGTTCCACTTCCAGCACAGTTATCTAAAACTAAGTCTCCTTCGTGGGTGTAGGTTTTTATAAGGTATTCAAACAAGGCTACTGGTTTTTGTGTTGGGTGCATACTACCTTTTAATGTATCTCTATTTATTTTTATTACACTTCTTGGATATTTTACAAATCTATTGTATCCTTCTGAATATCGTAATCTTTGATTTTTATGCGTTTTTGAATAACCGCCTTTTGTATCTTTACCATAAACTGCAATAGTTGGGTTATCTCGTTTAGTCATCAAAGGATTATAAGTTGGCTGGTGTTTATAGAATACAAGTATATTTTCGTGAACTTTTCCTATTTGCTTTTTCATAAACATTATATTTGTCGGTCTTTCTTTTTCCCAAATTAATTCATACCTGAACCAATCAACATTACTCATTACCAAAGCACTTGTAAAAGGTTGACTGGCAGTTAAAACAATAGCTCCATTATCTTTAATAATTCTTTTATATTGTTCCCACAAAGGTTCAAAAGGAATTATAGTATCCCATTTACACGCAGTTGTTCCGTAAGGCAAATCACATAAAATCATATCAATACTCTTATCAGGTATATCTTTCATCACTTCTAAACAATCTCCTTGATAACATACATTAGTTTCCATACAAATATCCTTAATTATTAAATCTCTTATAATAGTTTAATTATTTGCTACTTGTATTTTTCAAACAATCTTCTCCATAAAGGGTTAGTTTCATATTATCATTAAGATAGTGGATACACAGGCTGACAATTTCAGTCAGCACTCTGCCTAGCTGGATTCGAACCAGCACCTTTGCTGTCGCTACAACTACCACGTTGTTTAGGCAAATCTAGAAGCGTCTTATTCCGCCACTGTATATCCACTATTCTAATGACAATGAACTTTTATTATCCTACTACCACCGCAAGTGTAATCACTTTCAACAGACTAACCTGTCCTTGCTTGCTCTCAATGGGGCTAGGTGGTAGTAGGTCGTATGTGGGTGTTTTACCATCCCAGTTTCGCAACTCTTTCCGCAGATTGAATTGCTCTCACCTCCAGACTACGAAATCCTTTGGCAACGCCCGTAGTGATTATTTGGACGAAGTAATTTCTTCAAAGCTACCATCATTATGTCTGATTGTTTTAATTGCTTTGCATAGTGCTTCAAAGTTTCTATTTCCATTACCCATATAAAATAAACAACCATCTAATTTTGCCTTGCTTAGGTCTGCCCCGCTTAGGTCTGCCTTGCTTAGGTCTGCCCCGCTTAGGTTTGCCTCGCTTAGGTATGCCTTGCTTAGGTATGCCTTGCTTAGGTATGCCTTGCTTAGGTATGCCCCGCTTAGGTCTGCCTCGCTTAGGTCTGCCCCGCTTAGGTCTGCCTTGCTTAGGTATGCCCCGCTTAGGTCTGCCCCGCTTAGGTCTGCCCAGCTTAGGTCTGCCCCGCTTAGGTTTGCCCCGCTTAGGTATGCCTTGCTTAGGTATGCCTCGCTTAGGTCTGCCCCGCTTAGGTTTGCCTTGCTTAGGTCTGCCCAGCTTAGGTCTGCCCAGCTTAGGTCTGCCCCGCTTAGGTTTGCCTCGCTTTTAATTGCTTCTTCAACGGCTTCTTTATAAGTAGTTTTGGTGCTTTGAAAAATAATATCTCCAGTAAATCTATTTTTAATTGCAATACCTAAAACTTTTTCTTCTTTTATATTTTCAGCTTCTTGAATATACTTTTTACATTCTTCTAAGTTTTCTAATACTTGTTTTTTAGTAATCATAATTATATCTTATTCCAAGTCTAAAGTGCTTGGTTAATTATCTAAAATTATCAGTTCCTCTCACATACTTATCACACACCCATATACCTTGACCACCAGCGTCTATCTTTTTAATGACTTCTTTTACTTCACACTCAAGGTTATATTTACACCTATTATTTATATCTTTCTGCCAATGTGAATTCCACTGAAAATATCCTTCATCTACACTCCCGACAGGATAGTTGCCTTGTTCATTTTTCAGTTTAAGCCCGAGCATACTTTCACAGTCACACAATTTAACCAAATAATCTACATATTTATAATCTCCGGCAATTTCTCTAATTCTTTTTTCGGTTTCTATTCTAACTTTAAGCTGTGCCTCTGACCAGTTCCCATTCATATAAGCGTATTTAATTTGAATTTCTTTTTTGACTTCTTGGACTTCTTGTTTAACTTCCTTCACTCCTTGCTGGACTTCTTTAATTTGTTCTGTTTGCTGTTCTACTTTAATCTCAACTTGCTCAATCTTTTTATTTTGCCGATAAACATTAACTCCCACCACAGCAATACTTAATATAATCGCCAGAAAACCACAGATTGAAGCTATTGTATCGTTGTTGTTTGTGCGTTGATTATTTTTCATAATATAAGTATAGCAAACTATTCTTGCTTTGTCAAGAGGGCTATTCTACTTTATTTATCAAGTCTATAATTTCTTTAGATTTTAGTCGTATAGCGGTCTTAAGATATTCATTAGACGATTGTTTGGTCTTGGTGGCTACTTGTTTTGCTGACTCATTTTTGCCCTTAATTAAATCTGCCCAATCATAATTATTCATTACTATTAGCCAATTATCTTGCGGCATACCATCAAAATGAATTACTAGTGTTGGTATGGTATGGCTCATTGCGGCATCTCTTTCGCTTTGCTTCCAAGCCTCCATTAGATTTAACTTTTTAACTGATTTAACCTCAAAATTCATACCCAGATTATTAGTTACATCTGATTTTACTATATTAGCACCACTACTAGAATTCCTGTACGCCTTACAGATATTATTATCTCTTAACCAATTAGCCCACAGATTTTCGCCTCTATTTCCTTTCTTTTTAGAGTTGACCATATTATTCAATAGATTTATTTATTTTCATTTTATAAAGCCACTGCCCGTGACATTTTCTACTACAAAATACTGGTTTTCGTTTATAGTCTAAATATGTTTTTTCCACACCACAATTTTGGCAAACATAAGTTTTGGTTCGGGCTAACCTTCTTTTTTCCCAGCGACATTTTTTACACAATAACATTGGTTTATCTATATACTCTCTGCCGCTATATTCTTTGCCGCACACGGGGCAAATCCGTGTAAAAGCTCTGGTTTTGTGTGGTCTATTTCTGCGATTATATAATAATTGTTTTTGGTATGTTTCATTAAAAAGTAGCTGATTTAGGATTTGCCTTACTCTTTCTCTGGTAATTTGTTGTTCCCGAGCTATTTTTTCTAGGGTAGCCCCTTTGTAAAATAAGTCTTTGATTTTTTCTTTGTCTGCCATATATTTTTACGCACCACCCCTAGCCTCTGACCGCAAGCCCTCTATTCTGACCTTAAGTCCAGACATTAGGCGTTCAAGTGCCTTTAATTGATATTTATAAGATTTTAAGATTAGATATTCAGGAGTTAATTCATATTCACGATTGAACTCTGCCATACTTTTAATATCGGTGTTTTCTTTAATTTTCTTTTTGACCGACTGGTTTTCTTTTAGACTTTCAATTAGCTCATCACTAATTAGTCCATAATCATAGCCCAACTTACAATAAATATCTTCTAGCTCTGGAAGTGAATTATAACTGGTCTTAATTTGTTTTGTTCTTTTAGATAAAATTGTTTCCATATAATTAAAATGGTATATTGTTTATTTCTATTGGCTCTTCTTGATTAAATGAGGTGCTATCACTAAAAACTTTTTTCACTTGCTCAATATCCACATTATCTGCCGGCTGTTCTTGTTTTTTATCTAGAAACTTAAATTCATTGACCACTACTTCTGTGCGGTATTGTTTAGCTCCGTTTTTCTCCCAACTACGAGTTGTTAATTCTCCCCTAATAAATACTAGTGAACCCTTTTGGGTATAGGTGGAAAAAGCTGAAGCTCCGTTCCAGACAACCAGATTGTGGAATTCTGACTTTTCTTCTATTTTACCATCTTTGTTTTTGAACTTTTTATTGGTTACTAGTGTGGCGTTAGCAACCAACTTACCATTGGCGATTTCTCTTACTTCGGCATCTTTAATTAGACGCCCGATTAAAATTACTTGATTGAACATATGTTTTATTCAAATTGTTTAATTATAGTTTTAATCTTTTTTTCGGCTATAATAAAGCCCTGTTTTAATTTTTTATGGGCTTCTTCATCTGGATAAATCCTGAACACAATTATTGTTTGTTTATAATTAGGATTGTAAAAAATTAAATCCCACCATTTTCGCTCAGTAATTAGTAGATTCATCTGCACCTGCCACATATAATCACTACTAATCGCCCCTTCCTTTTCCAATAAAAGCTTAAAGTATTCTTTGTCGTCAGGACACTTTATTTCTATTCCACCATCGTCTCCAACTAGTCCGTCAGGGCTACAACCAACATAATCATTATATTCAATGAAACCTACCTGTTTTACCGTATTGCCTGTTTCTATCTCATAGATACTTCTGGCAATAGGTTCTAGCTTGTTTCCTCTTTCTGTGTGCTTGTTAGAAAATTGTTCTTTTTCCGCACAAGAAAAATAGTCAGCCATTACTTCTAAAATATAATTGTCTAGTCCTTTACCACAATTAGCTATGGCGGTAGCGTGAGAGGCAGTTATTTTTCCCCTTCTTATTTTATACCACTCTTCGCTTTGTTGAATAATATCATCGTGAATAATCATACTTGTTGAGTTAGTTGATTTTTCCGAATAGCTATGTATTCGTCAAAAGCACTGCCCTGCCCTTTATTTTTTTCATAGTATTTTTTTAAGTCTTCAAGGGTAGTAATTTCATCTATTTCTTGTTTGGTTTTTAACTCTAAATCTAAAGGATTATCTAGACTATAATTTTCATTATCGTTATCTTCAATCTTTTCAAAAACATCAGAAAAGTGCTGTTTAACTGCCTTTTTAATAATGGTTTTTAACGCCATTTCCATAAACCATTGCCGCCAGATATAATCTGTCTTTGCCGTTTTTCTGTGCTTTTCTATTTCTTCCCTGCTCAATAAAGTTAAAAACTCTCCTCGTTTATTTTTTATCACACAATAACCGCCAATAATGTTTTCTTCTTTACGATTAAATGGTTCTTTGATGTTGTGATGGTAGATGACACTACCACTTTCTTTGGCTACTTGAAAATCATCGCCCTCATATACTAGTGATACATCTATTTGGCTTTCTGGATAAGCTAATAGCATTTTATTTTTATACGCTACATAGTCATAACTAATACCGGTTGGCTGAAGTGTAATGTGTTTTCCGTCAAATACTAGTCCATCTTCTGCTACCCGGCGGAATAATTCTGCCATTTCTTCTTCGGTTCTATTGGCTAGCCAAGGATTTTTAAGTCTTCCAGAGCTGTCTCTTTCATTTTCTAGTTTTATAATATAACTGGCAAATTGTTCTGAATGTTCACAATTATTTAATAGCTCAATTATTTTTTGTTTGTTCATATAGTTTTTTTATTAATTTTTTCTAATACTTTTTTTATTTCTTTTTCTTTTTCTTCGTATTTTTTTTGAGTTTTTTTAATTTCTTCGGTCATAATGTTAATAACTTCTAATTGCTGGTCGGTATCGTCTATGTATTGGTTTACTATTTTTTGGAGTTTGTCTTCCATATTTTTAGATTATTCGTTTTCTTCTAAGGTTAAACTTATTAACTCTTCCAGCATATTTACAATTTCTTCTCGGTGAGCGTCTATATCTTCTTGGGTCATATCGTCCCAGACGGTATGATGGTCGCAAGTAAAGCAGCAATTATTATAAAGAACAAAGTCAATTTCATTTGGGTCGGTAATTAAGGTTGAACATTTGGGGCATTTAATTGATTTTAGTTTCATAGTTTTATGTTTAATTGGTTAATTATTTTCCCTCCTATATCGTCCCCTCCTGTGCCACCCGTATAGGGCGGTGATTTGATTTGGTGATAATTGTCCTTGTCATATTGTTGTAAATTAAATTAAATTATTTTACATTGTCATTATAG